CAACAGAAGACCGGGGCCAAGCTGGTGGTGCGCTGGTCGCCCGACCTGCGCGCCGCCGTGGGCGAGGCGCTGGCGCTGCACCGCGGCGCCGTCCAGGCCCTGACCCTGTTCGTCGGCCCGCGCCGCAAGGCGCCGAGCTATGGCAACATCCACCAGATGTGGCAGGCAGCCTGCGAGCGCGCGAAGGTCGAGGACGCGCGGCCGAACGACCAGCGCGCGCAGTCCCTCACCGCGGCGAAGCGCCAGGGCATGAACCCCACCGCGCTCGCCGGCCACACCACGGCGGCGATGACCGAGCGCTACCTGCGCGACCGCGACACGCCGGAAGTCGACGGACCCGCACTTGGGAGGACGGCATGAAGCACAGTCTGTCGATAAGCATCAGCCTGCGGCAACCTGGCTATACACGCGGGGAGCGCTGGTGGCAATGGTTGGCGAACGTGAATCACGACACGTACAACCTTGACCGCCTCGGTGGTTCTGGAAAGCACGTCGCATGGTGCAGGCTCACGATCCTTGGCGTGTCGATACAGTTCAACGCGGAGCACGCAATCAGCAACTGGCCCGAACGGCGCAAGCCGCGCATCATCGCCGGCCGCCACTACGACGCCGCGACAGGCAAGAGCCACGACCTGGAGCGCCAGCCCGACGGGTCGCTCAAAGTCTTAGACACCCGTTAGACGCTGGACAAAAAGGCGCCTGAAATCAAGGCCTTGCGCGATCCGCAGCTGATGAAGCAGTACCGCGGCAAACCCTCGGAAGTTGTTGATTTGTGCCGAGGATTTGCCGCACGCTGTCTAACGTGATCACCCTAGAGAGGGTGCGCTTCCACCGGGTGTGGTGCTAGAGTTGGCCTCAGTTCTTAGACAGGAGCTGGCCTTGAAGATCGCCCTCACCGTCGTCGCCACGATCGCCCTGCTGGCGATCGGGGGCCGCATGGAAAGCCCCATCGTTGGCCTGGCGGCGCTCGCGCTGCCGTTCGTAGTTTGGTGGGCTCATCTCCGCAGCCAGCGGGACTAGATCCGATAGCTCGGGGAGCTGGTCGATCAGGTTCGATGACTCCCAGCGGCTGCGCTCCACGATGACTTCCAGGTCTCGCGTGTCGAGTCCGTGGTGGCTCAGCTCGTCGATCAGGCTGCGGATCTTGCGTCGGTAGTGGTGCTGCGTGATGAGCACCAAGAGGGGGTCGAGGTGTTGTTCAGTCATGCACGTATTGTACGCGACCGTCTGTGCGCCAGCCCACCCTTGGCGGGTGGGGTGGGGGCTGCGTGCGTTATATCGCGCGGTGACGAAGCGCCCCCGGCCGACCACCGCAACTCCTGGGTGATCTCACGGGCTACGCCCTCGCATAACCGGGGGCGCCTCGTCAACCGTTGCCTCAGATGTCGTCCTTGCCGCAGGTCGCTGCACGGCCGGCCGCGTAGCCGGCGTTGGCGCCCTGGGTGATGGCGTCCAGCACGGTCTGCGTGACCTGGTCGCCGGTGACGACGAAGCAGCCGCCGCGCAGGTCACACCAGCCGAAGCCGACGATGCCAACCGCGGAGACGATGGCGGCGGCCACCATCGCGAGCGCGTACCTCATGTCTCGGCCCATTGCTTCTCTCCTCCTGTGAAAATTCACACCGCGAACGCGGCCTTCTTCGCCGGCAGCGGGTGCCCCGTGGCGAGCAGCCGATCGCGCACCTCCTGGATCGGCAGCAGGCGCCGGCCGATCTCGCCGTAGGTCCTGCTGCGCAGGACCACGGTGATCGACTGGCGCGAGCGGTAGCCGCCGTCGTGCGCCCACTTGTCCTTGGCGGCCAAGATGTTCCAGCTCTCGACCTGCACGCCGGGGTGCTCCTTCGACACCATGTTGTGGTGGATGTGGCCGATGTCGATGTAGCGGAACTCGGTCTCGCCCCAATCCTTCGCGAAGTCGGTCGCCATCACATGGGCCAGCCGCGCGGGCTTGCACTTGTCGCTGTGGTGCGTCATCACCAGCGTCTTGCCCATGCGGTAGGCGATGAACACCGAGCTGTTGTCCAGCACGTTGACGCGGCCGGTCTTGCCGTAGGCGACGTCGAGCAGCTCGCGCATCCAGATGTCGTTCGTGCGCGAGTGGTTCCCCTGGTTGATGATCACGTCGACCGTGCGCGCCTTCTCGAGCACCTTCTCAACGATGAACTGCATGATCCGCCGGTAGGACTTGATCATCTTGGGGAACCGACCGTCGTAGTCCAGCTTGTGGCCGCTGGCCTCGGTCTCGCCCTGCATGTTCTCGTAGTGCGTGAAGTCGCCGAGGTCGTTGATGACCGCGCGCTCGCACGCTTGCATCTCGTCGACCAGCTGCGCGATGGCGGCGCACAACTCGCGCTCGCCGATCTTCAGGTCGAAGCTCTCACCGGTCTCGGCGGCCTGAGCCAGCATGCCGATGTGCGCGTCGCCGATCTGGATCCACGGGATCACGTCGGTGCTGTAGTCCTTCTGCGGGCCTGGGTCGACGTCGCGCGGCTTGAAGTCGTTGAACGCGTCGGCCAGGCTGTCCTTGATCGCCTGGATGTACGCCTCGTGCCGCAGGTCAGCCTTGACCCACGCCGCCGGCTCGACGACGCGCTCGATGATCTGGTCGTTGTCGTCGAACGTGATCTCCTTGACCGCCGGGTGGTAGACGCTGACACCCTTCGCGACGTGCGTGCGGGGGACTGCGCGGTTCGGCCGCTGCCACCCGGCGTGCCCAGGGGCGAATCCCTTGAGGGACGCGGCATCGCGCAGGCGCTGCACGGCGCGGACCACGTTCGACTGGGCGATACCCAGCCGCGCCGCAGCCTTGGTCGAGCTGCCGGTCTCGTTCCACGCGTCCACGCACTTGGCCTGGTGTTCGGAGCCGTAGGTCTTCAGCTCGGGGTCAATGATGTAGGTGGTGTCGGTCATACGTTCACGTCCTTGCCGAGCTTGAGCCCGTAGGTCCGCTTGATCCTGTGTCGGAATTGCATGAAGGCCGGGCCGTGCACGGTGCGGTTGTCGCCGTGCGCGACCCACAGGTGTGCGTGCACCGACTCGTGTGTCAGCACCTCGATGAAGCGCTTCTTGACCAGGGGGTAGTCGTCCATCTCCAGGTCGAACTCACCGGGGCGGTCGTTGTAGATGGCGACCCACGCCCAATGCTTGCGATCGGGCCGGATGGAAATCTTGGTCGGCTGCGGCAGGTTGCCGTCCCACAGTTCTCTGCTGACGCGCCCCCACCAGTAGCGGACCAACGGGGCGCTGGGCTTGACGATGCGAAAGCCGTGCTTCCGCATGTGCAGCCGGGTGGGGTGCAGCACAAGCTCGGACATCAGGGCACTCCTTGGAGGGATAGAAAGCAGGTGCCATTTTAGCAGCTGCTACAGTCCAGCCGATCACTTGAGCGCCGGTGCCTGGGCGATCAGCTCGGTCTTCCGGCTGGACTCACGGGTTGTGCCGAGCCAGAACGCGAGCGCGCTGGTGAAGCCGCCCGACAGTTGGCCGATCATGTAGACCACGATGTCCCGGTTCGTCGCCGGCACGTCGAACTTCAGCAGCAGCACCAGCGTGGCGGTGAAGGCGCCCACGACGAAACACGTCAGCAGCGCCGGCACCGGCGACTTGTTGGCCTTCTGCATGTCGCGCGCGCTGGCCCGGTCGCCGGCTGCGATCTGCTCCAGGTCGGTGATCTGCTTGAAGCCGAGCGCCTGCATGTTGAGCGCGAAGTCCTGGTCGGCCTTCTTCAACGCGAGCATCTGCTCACTGGTCACCCCGGCGAGGGCGTTCTTCAACCCGTCCTTGGTCTTGTCGGACAGGCCCAGGGCGTTGGTGGCCGCCTCGACGGCCAGGCCGCCCAGCGGGCCGCCGACCGCTGTGGCAATCCACGGCGCAACGGTCTTCAGGATCGCGACGAAGTCCATCAGCTCCACTCCCCCGTGCTCATTTGCTTCGCCAGGCGCGCCACGCGCTTCGGTGTCTGGCTGGCCCACGCGCTGTTGCGCATGCCAACGGCGGCGGCCGCGTAGTCCCCGTCACGCATGGCGCGCATGGTGTTCACGAACTTGCGCAGCTTGGTGATACCGAGCTGGAAGCACATGCCGATCGCGACCCACTGGCGCGGCTCGTTCATCCCGTGCCGCCACGGGTACGTCGCGTCCAGGTCGGACATCGCCTCGGCCAGGTCCAGCTCAAACGCGGCGTCGATCTGCTCGTCGGTCCACTCCAGACCCTCGTGCACCTCGGGGCCGGTGTGCCCAACGCCGATCGTCCACACGCCCTGCGTGCACTTGTACGCCTTGTGGCGCCGGCCCTCGAACTCAGCGAGCTGTTCGCGTCCTTGGCTCAAGGCTTCACCCCGTGGTACGCGCCGGCCGCGACGACCGCGAGCACCGCGATGATGAACGCCTTGCGCACGTAGGCCCACACGCCACGCCCCAAGTCGGCGTAGAACTTCTCGGTCAGACGCTTCTCGAGCACGTCAGCTATGGCTTCGACGTCGGCGTCGGTCAGGGTGCGATCGTTCATGCCAGGTTTGTTACGCCGGTAAAGAGGACATCCCCCGGAACCCCGAGGACCGTGATCGTGTAGCCGCGCGTCCCGCCTGTGCGGTTCTCGACGTAGATCCGATTCGTCGCAGAGTCGGCCGCGACCGTTACGTGCGTGTCGGTCCCGGTCGTTCCCGCAAGAGTCCCGGTAGTCCCTGTGAAGTTGCTACCGCTGCTTGCCATGACCGTTGCGTGGTTGCTTCCGTCCCCGCACCGGAAGTGCACGATCCCGCCCTTCGCAGAGGCTGTATTCCCTGCAAGGATGAGAATCCCGCGCGCCGCGGCACTGAACGACAGGTATGCGGCCTTGTCGTCGTTTAGGGACAATTCCGAAGTACCCGATCGGAACGTGCTGGCGATCGTTGCGCCCTCGAAACGATGCTGCGACTTGAACTTGCTCTCTCTGTTCGATCCGGTGAACCCCCACAGACGTTACTGCTCTGTTGGGGGTCATCGGATTGAAC